GTGCTCGCTGCACTGGCCGAACTTGCAGCGCCAGTTGCAGAGCCACTGGCTTCTGTCGCTTTGGTTGTGGCTGTTGCCGCAGACGTTGCTGCGTCAGATGCTTTGGTAGTTGCCGTGGCAGCAGAGCCAGCGGAGGCAGTGGCAGAAGTTGCTGACGCAGATGCAGACGACGCGGCATTTGTCGCCGACGCTAATGCTTCGCTTGCTTTGGTAGTGGCGGTCGTTGCAGAACTCGCTGCAGCACTGGCAAAACCTGAAGCGTCAGACGCCTTGGTCGTGGCAGTCGTGGCGGAAGCTGCGGCAGACGACGCAGACCCAGAAGCATCGGTTGCCTTCTGGGTCGCAACAGCACTACTCGCAGCCGCTGCACCTGCGTGGTACTTGGCGGAGTATTCCGTCGAACCCGAAACTGGGCCTGTCGTCTTCGTCGCCCACTCTTGTGCGGCAGCTGCACCCGACTGCGCCTCTTTGTCCAGATACCGAACACTGATGAGAACGCCATTGCCCGGCGCTGAGCTGAATCGAAGCGTGGTCGTCGTGGGCGTGGTGTACGCATCCACTGGTGCTTGCTGCACACCTGCAACCGTGACCAACAAAGCACCGGGGTAAGACACGCCACGGCTGATCGTGAAATCAGTCGCGACACCATTGCCTGTGAATGTTTCCGCAGGAATGATGGTGTTGGTCGTTACCGCAGCAGCAGAACCCGCCGCTTGTGCCGCCCAGTACTTAGCTGAGTAACCCGTCCCATCCACCGTGGTGGCTGTTTTTTCTGCCCAGTCAGCTGCTTTGGTTGCTTGCGTTTGCGCAGATGACAAAGAACTCGCTGCACTTGTCGCACTGGCTGAAGCAGCACTGGCAGACGAAGCGGATGCGTTTGCACTCGCCAAAGCCTCTGAAGCCTTGGTCGTCGCTGTAGTCGCAGACCCAGCTGCAGCACTCGCGGATGAGGCGGCACTCGTTGCGCTCGTTCCAGCATTGGTTGCTGAGGTAGCAGCAGCCGTCGCACTCGTAGCCGCATCACTTGCTTTGGTATTGGCGGTGCTTGCAGAGCCAGCAGCCGCACTTGCAGATGCGCTTGCGTTGGTGGCAGATGTCGCAGATGCAGTGGCCTGTGTTGTTGCCGTTGTCGCTGACGATGCAGCGCTAGTGGCAGAAGCAGAACTTTCCGAGGCTTTGGTCGTAGCCGTCGTGGCCGACCCAGCCGAAGCCGTGGCACTCGCCGCCGCATCACTTGCTTTTTGACTTGCCGTCGCGGCAGATCCTGTGATGGACTGGGCGTAATACTTCGCCGAGTAATCGGAGCCACTGACAGGTGCACTGGTTTTGGTTGCCCAGTCTTGCGCAGTATTGGCACTCGTTGCTGCAGCTCCCGCTGAACCAGAGGCACTGGATGCACTGCTCGATGCATCAGTCGCTTTAGAAGATGCAGTACTGGCGGAAATCGCAGCGGCAGTCACCGATGCAGCCGCCCCACTGGCAGAGCCGGAAGCCGCACTGGCTTGAGTCGTCGCAGTTGCCGCAGATGCCGCCGCATTGCTTGCAGATGTTGCAGCGTCACTGGCCTTGGTGCTGGATGTGGAAGCAGAAGATGCGGAAGCCGCAGCACTCGTTGCAGCCGCTGAAGCTGAAGCACTGGACGCGCTCGCACTGCTGGCTGCTGCCTGCGCTTGGTATTTCGCCGAATACTCAGTGCCCTGCACAGGCCCCGTGGTTTTGGTTGCCCAATCCATTGCAGCGGCTGCACCCGTCTGGCTCTCTTTGTCCAGCATCCGCGCAGTGATGCTCACGCCATTGAAGGGAGCCGTCACAAACCTCAGGGTTCTGGAGTCAAACAGCGAATAGGCATCCACGGGCGTTTGCAACACACTCGCGACCGTGACCTGTAATGCACCGGGATGGCCCACCGCATAGTCAAGCGCAAAATCTGTCTGTATGCCGTTTCCCACCCATGTCTTGGTAGGAATCACCACTGCGCTGGTTGCAGCGTCCGCTCTAGCCTTGACCTCTGCCAGCGTTGCCGCTGCATCTGCGGCTTTGGAGGTCGAGAGGTTGGCACTGCTTGTGGAGATGCCCGCTTGCCTTGTGGCCTCCCCCACCTGAGCTGTGAGCTCTGTGCGTGAGGCAGCCAAGTCAAGTTCAACCTGATGGATGGCCTTGGCCACCGTTTTGACAGGTCCACCTTCGGTGACCACATCGGTCTGATTGTTTCCGTGCACCACTTGGTGCAACAAGGACACATCGACCTCTGCCTTGTTGACTGTCGCTTCTAACCGTTCTTGCAGGTTCATGGGAGCTCAAAAGAAAGCCCCCAGACCTGAGTTACCAGGGTTCTGAGGGCAGTTGGTGTTGGACGAGGTATTCGAGCGAGTCGATAGAAAGCTCCAAGGCTTCAAAGTCGGAGTTCACAAGAACTTCCAGCGCATCACGGGTAAGAACAGGTCGGTTTCGAATCTCCAGCTCACCGCTGACTTCCCATTGGTTGCGCCGCACCAGCTTGGCTTGATAAGCCTTGGTGAAACGCGCTTGTGTGGTGGCCATGCCGATGCCCGCAAGCAAGGGCAACTCGAACCACTCAGCGCCATCGAGGATTTCGTGTTTGAACCAAGATTCAAAAATCGCATAGGTCAGCGGGCGCAAGTTCCAGCGAACACTCACCCGTGCAGGCGTTTGACTGAACCGTCGCCGCGATCTGGCCGCACCCGACTCCATGTCCGTTCGAATCACAGCTTCACCAGGCGAGATGGTGTAACCATCCACCGAAGGAAGCGGGATCCGTTCAATCGGAAACTGTGGATAACTACTCGTCATCGCATGGCTCCTGCGGCGGGGTTCAACCCATAGCGACGCTCAAGGGTTGGTGCAATCCCCGTGCCCTGACCAATCGATCGGGACATGCGCGCTTCAATCTGCTCCACGATGATGTCTAGACGCATGGAGCCATCCGCTTGTTGAGAAGACTGCACACGCGCATCCACGCCTGAAGCGTTGTTGATCACGTTCACAGCCACACGCACTTGAGGTTGGTTCTTAGAAGAAAGCGCCCCACCCAATGCGCGCATCTGACCGGGCGTGAACACCGCCTCACCCGGCTGCGCGATGATGGGCACCTCCCCTTCGACCAAACCACCCGTGTGATAACGAGTAGCACCTGCGAAGTTGTGAAGCCCCACAGATCGGGAGGCCAAACTGTCCGATCCAATCAGCCCGCCCGTGTGCGCCACAGCGACCAAGGGATTCACGAGATCGGTTGCTCCTATCGGAACGATGCTGCCGCCTGGCGTAGGCGTGGGTGTTGAACCCAAGCCTCCTAGCCATCCAGCCAATGGCAAAGTGACCATGCGCTGAATCTGAATGCGCACCAGATCAGCAATGATAGAGTTGGCCAAGCTGCTGAAGTCGAGCTTGCCCGTAGTCACGAACTGAACGAGCGCATCCTCCATGCCTTTGAAAGCAGAAGTCACCGCCCGTTCAGCTTGTTTGGCAGCGTTGGTGGAATCCTCCACATAGCTGCGAACCGATGAGCGCATGCCGTAATCAAAGCTACGTTGGTACTCCGCATTGGCACGAGCCAAGTCAACAATCACAGGCAACTGACGTGACAACGCATGATTGATGAGCTCGATGGCTTCAGCCTTTAGCCCGGGGTCTGTGATTTGATCCGCTTGCCTTCGCGCAGCGTAGGCAGCTTTCTCCAGATCAAAGCGAACTTGCATGCCTGCACGTTCGACATCCCCCACATCGAGCATCTCTCGCTTGAGCACCAGCTCCTCTTGTTTGAGTCGGTTGTTGCCGATGTAGCCTTCGGTGATCTGATGGACCTTTTGGAGCTCTTTCTCGTACTCATCGAACTTCTTGTCAGAGACCTTTTGCTTCTCCATGGCCTCAATGACCTGGATGTACTTCTCAGCCTCCGCCCGAACACCCGCGTAGCCCTTTTTCTCCAAATCCAGCGCTTTGGCTCTGAGCTCAGCGGCTTCGCCACCGGTCACACGCATTGAGCGTTGCTCGAGTTGTTTTAAGAACTGCAGACCTTCATTGTTCTTGTCGAAGCCTGAGAGGTCCATCCCGGTGGGAGCCTTTCTGGGCATCTTGGGCAAGAACTCGTCATAGATCTTTTGAACTTGTGCAGCTTGCTCAGCTGTATCAAGCACAAACTTCTGGCCCATCACCCGAACGGTTCGACGTTGCTCATCGAAGAACTTCTCAATCGAGTTCACATAACCGGGGTTGTCATTGATGCGCGCCAGTCTCTCGTTAGCTGATTCAACAAACTTGTCACGTGCGCCTTGAAGCTTGGCAATCTCCGCATCAATCTGCTGTTCGTTGTAGCCCATGGACTTCATCGAGCGCAGCATGTCGCTTTTCATCCATGTTTCGACGTCCTTGCTCACCACAGACAAACTGTCAAACGGCTGAGAGATCACCCGCTTGGCCAGCACAGCCGACTCAGCAATGAAACCAAGCCCCTTGGCCACATCCTCAAGGTAATTGAGCACTTGCTGGCGGTTGTTGCTGATTGCAATCAGCTCACTGCTAAAACCACCAGTCTCTGTTTTGGCAAGAAAGATGTGCTCAGTCAAATCGGCCAAGATCGGAATGAAGGCCGAGCCAATTTGACGCTGCACACCTTCGTTGACCGCGTGCAGTCGCTTCAGGTTGTCATTGAACTCTTCCGATGCCCGTGCAGCATCTGCAGACATCACCAAGCCTAAGCGCTTGGCTTCTTCCATCATGGCCGTGATCCCGTCCCGCCCTTGGTTGAGCATCGGGATCATGTCCAGACCATTCTTGCCAAATAGCTTCACCGCAAGGGCAGCTTTTTCGGCGCTGTCTGGCATGGCCGAAAACTTGTCGGCAAGATCGAGCAAAACCTCTTCGGTCGGGCGAATTTGGTTATTCGCATCCAATGCCGAAATACCAAACGCGCGCAACGCAGCGCTGCCCTCACCGCCTTTTACTTTTGCGTCAAACATGGCGGTCGACAAGAACTTCAAAGCCTTGGTCAAACTCTCCGTGCTGACATCAGACAACTCAGACACATACAGGAGTGCAGACAACGCCTCCACTGACACCGCTGTTTTTTGAGAGAGCTTGTTCAGTTCTTCACCAACTTCGGCCACTGGCACGATCAGCTGGTGCATGCCGTAGCCAGCTGCAGCGATAGAGGCTCCGGCAATCAAACCTGCGGGGCCGAGTTTTCCGAGCACCGACCCAAGGAGCCCAAGACGCGAGGTCGCATCTTCCATTTGCGCGAATGCATCGTTGGCCGCTTTGGAGACGATCTGCAATCCTGCTGAGGCAGGTTGCGATGCGGCCTCAATGCGCTTGAGAGACTTCTCTCCCGCCTCTCCAACATCGGAGAGCTCAGCCTTGACCTTGCCGCCATCCACGACCGAGAGTCGAATTGCGAGATTGCGTTCAGCCATGGCTGTCACCTGTTGTTGCGTTGCTTGAAGAGTTCATGGCAGCAGTGACCCCCGCCTCAATTGCAGGGAATATGTGCGTCATCGCACAGACATCTGCATCTAAAGATTCACTGGCTTGGCTCCAAGCGTTGAAGTCCAAACCAATCACTGTGTTTTGAGCCATACGCAACTGCGCCGCACAGACCTCAAGCACCGAGAGTGCTTCCCACCCCTCTTGGGTTTTGGGCGCATTCACTTGGTACGGACATTCAGGACATGTTGTTGCGCAAGCTTCGCAGTACGCTGGCCCGCCACCGAAGTGCCATTCGGTACGAGCCTTTAGGCGTTTTTTTCGGCATCCAGCAAATACAGAGCCGCCAGATACTCGCGCTCGAAGGCATCGGCAACCGGCCACAACTCCATCAGGGCTTCAATGCCTTCTGGGCTCACCGGTGTGGCCTTGCCCTTTTCATCGCCCACCCCCTCCCAAGCCAACACAGCCAGCTTGGCAAGTTCGGTGATCAAAGTAGCGGTGCGTTGCCCTGCTGCTGCATGGTCTTTGCCGTCAATGACCGACGCCGCATGGCGTGCTGCCATGACCAGAGCAGTGGTGGCAGGTTTGACCTTGACGCGCACGCCATGGTTCAAGTCGAGCCAATACGGCTCACGTTTCAAGTTAAGTTTGAGCATGGAAATACCTGTGCATGTGACTGAATATGTGCGTCTTAGTAGCTGGCCACATCGTTGTGAAGAATGACCGTGAACATCCGACCAGCGGCTGTGTTCTTGGCGGCCTGCCAGTTGAAGGTGGCTTGAATTCCACCCGGGCCAGAGATCGAGAGCTTGGGTTTGGGCAGATACACCTCATGCGCCACAAAGGTCAAACTCTTGGTGGCATCAATCACGTAGCTGAACGTGAGCTCGAGTGGCGTGTTGTTAGTGGCAGCATCAATGAGCTCTGTATCTGCAAACCGCACCTCCAAGTTGCCCGTCAAACTCGCGACGGTTGGATCTGCACCTTCGATTTTTCCGTCAGAGCGGATGGTCTCAATGCGAGCTAGGTTGTTGGAATAGGTCAGCTGCGCCGCCACCACGTTGCCCAATGCCTGTCCGTTTTTCTTGATCGAACCTTGGAATTGGTTAAATCGTGTGATCGACAAAGCTTGTGGCGTTGCATCGACAGATCCGAGTTGCTTGACTTCCCCTTGTGCGATCAAACCCAAGGTTGCATCTGCAGCACCAGAGCGCGCGAACTTGATTTGGACGGAGTTAACCATCACACCCGACGATTCAAAGTAAGCGGGGATATCAGGCAATCCAGTCTCAAGCGCGAGACTTGGCAATACAGGCTGCCCGGAACCAAAGGTGTGTTGATGGTCTACGTCGCCCACAGAGGTGGGAGCTCCCAACAAAGCTTTGAGCCACAAGCCAAAGTTACGCAAGTCGATCGGGACCACCATATCGCCCTCAACCTTCATCACATCGCGGATGGGGGCGCTTGGGTCTCGACCCAGTCCGATCAGGTCATTGGCAATGAGGCCTTGCTCAGAGCCCAATGAGGTAGAGACAAATGGGAGCTTCCAATAGTGAGTGCTGCCACTTGGGTTTGCACCGTAGGAAGGTTCGAATGCAGCCAGCAAGCTGGCATTTGCGCCATAGGCACGGGCCATAGTTTTTCTCCAGTTTTAAATTGAATCAAGACAGCGGATCACTGCTTGCGTAATGCATCACCACATCCAAGGTGCAAGCCTTGATGCCCACAGCGCCATCGGGCGCAACCTCTTCAAACTTCGGGGGATGGATTTGTGTGAACTCCACAACGCCACCCAAAGTTCGGTCTGCTGTCACGAGTTCTGAAAACCGTTTGAGCAGTACATCCATGCGAGCGTCTCGCTCAGCACCATCTGGGTGACTCACGTACACCTCCAAATTGGCCGAGTGCTCCCACTGATAAGTCAGTGGCGAGAGCATCACATCGACTTCATTCATGTCACCATCGCGCAGCACCACCATGGAGTGCTCTGTCATGCGTTCAGGCAGCGCACTATTTCGCTTGGGCACATTGCCACCAAGGGGTAACCGCCCCAGCAACTGAAACAAAGCGCCGACGGCTTCTTCACGCTTAGACATAAAAAAACAGGCCTGTGGCCTGCTCCGGTTAATCGCCCGCTGCCCTTATTCATCAGGCCAGTTGGAGATGACGTTTTGAATCAGTTGTGATTCCCAGTGCTGAACTGCGGAATCAATATCGAACTTTTTCTTAAGCTGCGCCTGTGACACCAGCAAAAAGATGGGCACACTCACCAGCCCCTTACCGGACTGCTGTGCCGAGGCAGAAGCGTTTGTGAAACCACCCCGCTTGCCAGCTCTTGCACGTTGGTTGTCTGCCACGAGAAGTGACGGCTTACCTGCTCGGTAAACGAATCGAAGTCTCTGGCCGCGCATGCGCTCCCAAAGCCCCGGTGTGATGCGTTTGCCGCGTGGGCCTGTTCCTGCAGCCGGCAATGGAATGGAGAGCCAAAAACCGTTCTTCGAACGAATCAACGCACCCTCGTCATGTGCCGCCACAACCACAGGGGCTCGGCTGTAAACCAACCCTGCAGCGCCTAGGCTTTCTCGCCCCTTGGGATAAACCTCACCGCGCCAGGTATTGGCAAGACGCGCACCCAACCCAGCCGAGGTGATCTGACCTCGCAGCTCACCTTTGAGGCCATTGGTGGCATCACGCACACCAGTGGTGACTGCGTGTCTGGCAGCTTTGAGTTCAGCCGCCATGAGTTCTTGCAAATTGCCACTCAACGCTGCGATAAGCCGTGAAGACATGATTAACCCTCCGGCCAGATCGAGGCATTCACCGTCCAAACGAGTCCGTCACGGTCAATGAGTGCCTCACCGTGAAGCACGTAGCGCACGCCCCCAAGAACCAATCGATCGCCATCTCTTGGCTGTTTGACCTCTGATGCCATCAACTCAAAACGCTGGGTATCGACCACCAGATGGGTTTGACCGAAGTCTTGGACCGTATCTGGCGCTTTGGTGATCACCCGCACATTGAGGGATACCCCCGCTTGTGTGGTGTACACAGCGGGAGTCCCCAAGCGAAGAAACAACCGAGAGATGAGCTGAACGAAAGGATCTCGACTCATCGGCTACCCCCTCAGCTTGCGACGACTTTGACCAACAAGCTCGGACGGTGGCACATGGGCAGCGGATTGCTTTGCGTGTGCAAGTCTGTACCGCGACCAAAGTCACGGGGTTCCTGCTTGGCATACAAGGGCTGGCCCAGGGTGTTGACCGTCTCGTTGAAGTCTGCAGGTGCAAAGTACGTGGCAAACGTATCGAGCGTGCCCTCAGGGAACGCTTGACCTTCACCGGGTTCAATGAAGCGGCGCAGATTGCCAGCCATATCCGTGGCTTGGCCCAAGTACTCTTCAAAGGTCACACCAGCAAAGGTGAAGCCTGAGCGTTGGTCTGTGCGCAACATCGCGCTTTCTTGCGTGAGCTGGTAAGCACGGATGACGTTGGGATGGCTGGTCAGCGCATCGAAGAAGTCCGAAGACACCAGCACACGAACATTGGTCATGTACTCGCCTTTAAGGTTGAGCTCAAAGTAGCGCTTCAAGTCCAAGCACTTCTTCTTAACGTCCGTGTCCTTCTTGTTGAGCTCGAAATTGAACACGGCAGGCGTGATCTGAAACTCTTCAAACAAGTCATACAGCACGGAGCCATCTGCATCCAAGATCACACCTTTGAGAGCACCCATACGCAAGTGCTCCAAAGTGATCGCATGCTTGTTGCGCATGGACTGCAAGTGATCAGTCATCACGTTGGCCACGGTCTCGGTGTCTGTCTCAGAGCCAAAAGCGCGAAGACCTTGAATCTCCTCGGGCAACACCACATCGTCGTGTGGGATGTGAGGAATCATGAACGAGCGCAACTTGCGACGGCTGCGCTGTCCGACAGTGCCGGGGGCTCCCACAGGCAATGTGGGCAAGAGGTTCAACACACCATCACGCTCTTCAATGGCAATCTGGCGAAAACGCACAGGCTTGGCAGGCATGAGGTTGATCTGTTCAATCTTGCCAAACTGGTTAGGCAAGATGTTGATCGCGGCGGTCAATGCGGTCATCGAGAACGCGGGGGACTGGAAAGGATTGTTCATTGCTTAGACTCCATGACGAACGAGAATGCCGACGGCTTCGAGCTGCGCAGTGGCAGTCGCTTTTTCTTCGGCGGTGATGGCTGCGGGCCACACAAGAGCGTGGTGCGCGACGATGGACTGACGGGTTACCGCGATACCGCTGGATTTGTCACCCGTTGTGGCCTCTACGGACTGCAACAAAACTGCTGTGGCGATTTGGGTGCCATCGGTTGCAGCGGGATCGAGCGCTTTGACTTTGCCATTGGCATCCACACGGCCAAGGACCGTACCGATGGGCAAGTTTTGACCTGCAGCGACTGTGACTTGGTCGCGGGAATAGAGGGACTCTTCCTCATACTTGAGCAAATCGCCCAAGGTCAACTCATTGACGAGAACTGACATTTAAAACTCCTAGTTGGATTTGTAAGAAGGACGATTGGCTGCGATCTTTTGAGCGCGCTGTTGTGCCGCAAGCACCACAGGACTCACTTCTGGCCTGGCCGTAGCTTGGGTACCGGCCTGCGGCAAGATGTGCGAGCTGATCTCTGGGCTCGCATCAGCTTTGGCGGCCAGCAATTCATTTCGCACTTGCTCCACACTCAAACCGCGCTCGAGTGCAGAAAGCGTCATGTCTGATTTGCCAGCCAGCAAACACATCTCAGCTACAGCGAGCACGTTGGCACTGGCTTTACGGATGTCATGACTGGCAGCCGCTGCAGATACGGATGCAGCAGCGGGCTGAGCCACTTCAGGGGGCTCTTCATTTGATTCACCAGCGCCAGCAGGTGGCACCACCTCTTGATGCGGGCTTTGATGAGCATCTTGGGGATTCGCATCATCAGGAACCACAACAGTGGAAGTGACAGGGACAGCTTCTGTCGAAGCGGTGGTTGCAGGCGGGCCAGATGGCTGCGTCGATGTTTGCGACATCAATTTCTCCTTAGAAAGAACTGGATCGGGTTGTGAGACTTCCATCTCGCGCCCCGATCCAAACGATCGCGCGATGGCAGATTTGCGTTGTTGAACTTCCATAGCCAGCGCGCGCAAGGCGTCGTCTGCAGTGCCAATGGCATCTGCAAACCCTGCCTCAATGGCGTCACCCGCGTAAAAAAGTCCCGCCTGCGTATCTCTTACGGCTTGCGCATCCAACCCTCGATTGGTAGCCACCGTTGAGACAAACATTTCGTAGAGCCGATCCACCTCTGTTTGAAGTGCGGTCGATGCTTCGTTTGAGAGCGGTAGATGTGGTGACAAGTCGTTTTTTCGGTCACCTGCGTAAATGGCCGTGTATCGATAACCATCGAGCGCATCGCGCTGGGTCTGATCCACGTGAAGCGCAATCACACCAATTGAGCCCACACCACCTGTGCGCGTCAGGTAGATGCGCTCCGCACTACAGGCAATCGCGTAGGCGGCAGAAAACGCATCGTCGTTGGCCACCGCCCAGATGGGCTTGGCGCTTCGAGCACTCACGATCTCGTCTGCCAGATCAAAAGCCCCACCCGCTTCACCACCCGGAGAATCGATATCGAGCAACACAGCATCCACGGTGGGGTCGTTGATCGCTGCATCGATTTGTGCGCTGATGGAGGCATAGCTGGTCAAACCTGATGCAGCGTCCATGGCACCGGTGCGCCGCACCAGCGTCCCAAGGATGCTGATGACTGCAATATTGGGGGTTTGCAGATCTGAGCGCATCACGCGCTCAGGTGGAGTAATTTGCGCCAGCTGGTGCGCTGAGGTTTCTGGAACGACCATGCCCATACGTGGCCCCACCACCGAGAGGATGACCTCAAGCTTGCGGGGATGAATGAGCAAAGGCGTGCCAAAAACCCGCGAAGCCAGATACGGCATCGTCGGAAGATTTGTCATAGGACCTCTGAGTTAAGAGATAAAACCGTGTCTAGGTTTCTTGATCCACCAGCGGCGGGTCTGCCACGTCCGGTGGATGTGAGGGAGCCGCTTGGTTTGTGGCTCCATTGCGTGCGACCAAGCGCGGGTCTGTGTCGAGCACCAGACCTAACGAATCGGCGCGTGCGTTGTCTGCGGCGATCTCCCGATCGATGGATTCCGCGTCGTAGCCGTAGGATGAAATAGCTTCTGAGCGACTCATCAAGCCAGAGCGAATAGCCAATTGCATGGCCTTGAACTCTTTCTCAGGATCTACCCATTGCCAACCCTGAGGGATCCACTTGGCTGCTTGGTACTCCCGCGCTTTGGTGCGGTAGTTCGGCAAATCAAGCTTGCCCTCGATCACGGCTTGCTGCATCCATGCGCGCCAGATTGGGCGACACAACTGATGCACGATCACACCATGCTGCAAGGTCTCACACCGTCGTCGAAACTCCAGCAAGCCTGCTCGGATGGATGAATAGTTCACTTGGGTCAAATCGCCTGTGAGCATCTCAAACGTGATGCCCATGGCAGCGGCCACCGCTCTGAACTGCTGACGCATGAACTCGGCATAACTCGACCCCACATCGGCAGGTGCAGAGAACTTGATGTCCTCACCAGGCTCCAAGATCTGCAATGTCCCGGGTTCCATACCTGCCAATGCCACGCCGCTCTCATCGGCATCACCTTCGCCCATGAGGTTGTCCTCAGGAGCCATGCGGGTGATGAAGCCAGCAAACATCGCGGCTGTCTTCTTTCGCACCAACTCGGCATCGTCATACTGGTCTAGCTCATTGAGCTTGACCAACGCTCTAGCCAGCCATGGCTCACCGCGAATCTGTCCCGGTCGAAGTGGTCGGTACAGATGAACGATTTCATTCGCGTCAACTCGAACCAGATCCAGGCTTCCAGCCCCAGATACGCCAGACATAGGCGCCAGCATCCCGTCATTGGGATGAGTGCGGTACAGGTGGTACGCCACACGCCTGCCTAAAAGATCAAACTCAATCCCCGCTCGAACCACATTGCCGTTTGGCAAGTCCTGATTCAAGCTGATGGGCAAGTGCTCTGCTTCAAGCACTTGGAGCTGAAACGCCACAGACAAGTTGTCTTCTGCCCTTCGGTAGCGCATGCGTACAAACGATTCGCCACCTTCGAGCATGGCCCGGGTGGCTAAGCCCTGAATGCCATAGAAGTCTGTGAGCCCCGCCGCATCGGCGTCCTCACACCAACTCCACCACAAGGCATGGACCGCCTCCCGTTGGGGTTGGTCTTGGATCATGCTTTGCGGCTTGATGCCTGTGCCAATGGCATTCGCCACAAAGGCATCAATGCCTGCAGCGGCCCATGCGTTGCGACGCACTAGATCACGGCTCTTAGTTCGCAGCTGATCTTGGGTCAGCGCCAGCGCTGAAACGGCACCCGGATTGCCCGGATTCCATTTCAGCGCGCGCCGCCCCATCCCCGCTCCGTCATAAACCGGCGTGTTGCCAAACATCCGGCGTTTGATTGTGTTGATCCACCCCATCACAACCCCTTGGACGTTGAGATGCGAATTTGGCGAGACTTGCGTCTACCTGCCGCACGGGCGATCTGAGACTCCACTTCAGCAATAGCAGCTTTGAGATCCACCACGCTTCGGTACTCGACACTCTTGCCGTCATACGTCACGCGGTGCTCACCACTGGCCAAGGCCTCTCGCAAAGCCTGAAGGTGTTGTTCGGTATAGCTCGTCATCACTTCATCCAGTTACTGCGAATGACCCTCCTGCCACGCTGGGGGACTTTGTTCATAAAAAAGCCACCCGATGGGGTGGCTGGAAGGGCTTGGACGCTTGGAGGGTTTGGCAAGACAGTCGGACTGCGCCACGACACATCCTCTGGCGGGTCATCCGCCTCGTCATGCATTTCGACCTTGGGCTCTGCTTCCACAAAGTCCACATCTAAGTCATCGTTGGGCGGACGCACGCCTTGAACACCTTGCAAGAACTCCGGGGTTTCAAAGCCTGGTCGTACAGGGAACAACCCGTCCATGCGCAACTCAGGAGGCTCTGCACTGAGCGGGATGCCCAGTTGGCGTTCCAGCTCTAGCCAGTGGCGCTCCTCAAAACGATCTAAGCCTGCAAGGCTTGCTGCTGCACGCGCGTACACGTAACAGTCCAAGGCCTCGTTGCGCTCACGCACCTTTTGCCATTCCCGAAACGAGAAGCCGTTTCGGTCACGCCGTGTGACGAGTTGCTCGGAGCACAGCTGCTGGACATACTCCGCATCGACCTGCGGCAAATGGACATAGCCGTTGGGAAAGATGATCTCGCCGTCTTCGGTGATGTCGATCGTTTTGCGCAGGTTGTTGAAAAACTCTAACTTGGCAATACCGCCCACCACCGCATAGACCCGCAGGCCTCGTCGCAGTCGTTTGCCGTTGGTGGTCATGTCCACGGCTGTGGGCAAACCGACCAACGCAGCACCGCGCGCGACGCCTTTCATCGGCAAGAGCCGTGGGTCGTGCTGTCGGCGCACAAAGGCATAAGCCTCTTGCGTGGCATAGCCCGTGTCCAGTCCCATGCGCACCAAGCGCATCGGCACACCACTGATATGGGTCCAGCTCTCTTGCAGCATGAGCCCCAAGCGCAGCCACACATCGTCTCGTGATGTATCGCCCTCCAACACCCGGTGCTCAACCAGCCACGAACGCTTCTCGCGTCCAAATGCCCAGATCGAGACTTCGATACGATCTTTTTGAATGTCCACACCAGCGGCAAGCAGCAAACCACCATGCGGCACAGTGCCTATGCGATAAGACTCACGACGTTCAAGCAAACGCTCCCACTCAGGGGTTTCGCCTTGCTCGACCCAAGTCTCACCCAGCTCGGTGTTTTTAAAAGCTTTGAGTGCCGTGGCTGAGCCTTGCGCCAGCTCCCACGCTTGAGCAATCTCCACCCAACTGCGCCAGCCCACTGGGCTGTACAGACTAGACAGATGAAAACCCGCCGTGCGCCCATTGCCCGGTACCGTTGCCACCCAACGGCCCAGCTCGAGCATCTGGGTCTTGGCGTGCTCATAGATGGGCTCCTCACATCCTGTGCAGAGGTAACGCACCGACTCTGGTTGGCCCTTCTCCCAAATCAACCGTTCAAACTGCAAGCGTTGCTCATGCCCACAGTGGGGGCACGGCACCATGAAGTGACGCTGGTCGGATTGCTCAAACTCCCGCTCGATGCGCGAAGCACCTGAGATGGTCGGGGTCGACACAATCAAAATCTTGCGTCGGGCAAACGTACGGGTACGAGCTTCCGCCAGCGAGATGGCGTCACCCTCACCTTCCACGTCCCCCGGATAGCCATCCACCTCGTCCAAGAAGAGGTAACGCACAGGCATGGAGCGCAGGCCTACCGCGCTGTTGGCACCCGTGAGAACCAACACACCACCCCGAAACTCTTTGGTGAGGATCGTGTTGCCCGAATCACGAGCACGTGCAGGCGAGATCAACGTCGAGAGCGTCTCACTCTCTTCAATGAGCGGGTCAATACGCTGCTTAGAGTTTCGCTTGGCCATCTCCACTGTGGGGGTCACGGCCATCATGGGCCCAGGTGCCATGTGAATCACATAGCCAATCCAGTTGTTACCGCACTCGGTACCGCCCACTTGGGCGCCTTTCATGAACACCACGCGCTCAACTGGCGAGCTGGGTGAAAGGCAATCCATGATCTCCTTGAGATACGGCGTGCGACTTGTGCGCCAGCGACCAGGCTCAGAGGCAGATTTACCCGATAAGAAGCGGTACTGATCCGCCCATTCAGAAACGCTTAAGAGTGGATCAGGGGTGAGCCCCTCGCGCCACGCCTCAGCGATCGCGTCAATTCCGTCGTAATGGTCAAACACATTGGTGCTCCTCAATCGATTCGCACCGCCATCTCTCCCAGATCCTGCAAATGCTCACGCACCGCCTTTTCCAAGATCTGGTGCATTTGGTGAGCATCGACGTTCAAGTCAGACGCTAGCTGTGCAGAGACACGAGCGGGCCAGTTAAGCCACGCATCGCGCTGTGTGCGCGCTAATTTGTAGACATGGGCCACCGCCTGCGCTCGGTCCACCAAGTCGCCTTTAAGGCGCGCTAAGCGCACCTTGTTGGTTTGCGCTTTAAGCACCTCATTGGCTGTTCTCGCTTGGAGCAAGGTGGTGCCGCCCACTGAGGGGGCCTGTGCCCCTGACGAGTCACCTAGCGTTTCTCGAACGCTGGCAATCGCCTCATTGGGCACGGGACGGTGTTCACCACGTTGCTGCGAGGCATCGGTGTTCAGACGCCACTGCTCGTTGGCCTTGTCTACATCAATGGATCCATCGGGATTAGCAGTGATGCGCCCGGTATGGATGGCTTTGCGCACAGCGCCATCAGAAATTCCACGGTAGCGCGCATAAGCGCGCATGGACATGTTTTGGCTCATGAATGAGGTCCTGTGAGTGCGTGCGCGCGAATAAGCGTACTAAAGCGCACTCATGTCCAAGTGATTCAGTCTGACTCAAAGAACAACTTGATCTTGTTCACGAATGGAGCGTTCATACGTACATGCGCTAACGCATTTGATTAATTTTTTTGGAGCGATTGATGAACCACCACACCACAGCCAACGCGATCACCGCGCCCTCTTCGCTTTTGGAGGAGATCGCTTTGAAGCACTTTTTTGTGCAGACCTTGAAGACCCAGAACTCTGACCGCTTGGACTTCCACGACGTTTCGGTTTGGGCGATTGAGTCGGCTCTGAAGGCTGCATTTGAGGCAGGGGTTCAGGCTGGATCTCAGGCTGAGGTTGAGGTGGCTTTGAAGAAGAAAACAAAGAAGGCTTAAGGACAACAAGGAGTTGCAGCAAGAGATTCACCACTCGCTTGACTCGATCGGAAATAGAAGCGTTCATCACGCACCTCACAAAGAAATATTTGGAAAAGACATGCAAACCATCAACAACCCTAAGGAGCTTGAAACGATGACTTACACAACAAACGGCCTCACCCTCGATGAGGTGGGCTTTATCCAGATCGCTGGCATCAAAGCCTTATCGGCGGCAGCCAAGGGTGAGCTGGACTTAAACCGCTTAGCTCGGGAAGAGCTGGCCTCACGCGGTTTGGACAAAGAAGGCCACTGGGTTGGCTTTGATCGCGCCAGCCAGATTCACAACATCAAGAAGTAAACCCAACCACCTCAATCGGAGAAACACATGACCACCACACTCACAGCCACCCAACAAGCCATCCTTGCCCACGCCCATCAACACACCGACGGAAAGATTGAATGGTTCCCCGAGAACATCAAAGGCGGCGCACGACAAAAGGTGCTCGACGGTTTGTTGAACCGCGCACTCATCACCAAGAGCGCCAGCAACTGGTTCATTGCAGCCGAGGGCTACGACGCGCTTGGTGTCCCACGCAAAGGCGCTGAAAAAGCATCAGTGCCAGATTTGACTGATGCGCCAGCCATCACCAAAACACCGCGCGCTCGAGAAAAAAGCAAGCAAGCGCAAATGATTGAGTTGCTCAAGCGCCCCGACGGTGCAACCTTGAATCAATTGGTTGAAGCCACTGGCTGGCAATCACACACGGTGCGGGGTGCGATGGCTGGATCCCTTAAGAAGAAACTGGGACTCACCATCACCTCAGAAAAGATCACAGGCCAAGAACGCACATACCGCATTTACAGCGAAGGAGTTGCAGCATGAGCACCATGACCATCACGATCGAGCGCACACCCCGCACCTTGAACTTCGATGGAAAACCAATCGAAGTTGAAGAGCTCAGCGTCGAGCTCCCCTTTGCACGCAAACCCTGCAGCCTCGATGAGGTAGGTGGCTACGGCAACTACAAAGTGCTCGTCACAGAAACCCGCGAGATGAGCCCCGAAGAGTTCGATGCTTTTGGTAGAACCCTTTTGAAGTCACGTGATTGGCTCGCAGGCAAAGGCGGCGGTACTGGAGACGGATTCTTGTGCATTGAGATCAAAGCACCAGGTCGTCCCTATCTCTACGTCAACCCCGAAGGCGGGGACTATGCGCGCTACGTTGCGCGCTTGGGCTAAAAGAAAAGGCGGCAAGGTCTAAACCTTTGCCGCCCTGTGCGATGCACAAGCGAAGTGATTACTTCTTCTTGTTCAATGCTGCTTTGAAAGCTGCACCAGGTGTGAACTTAGGCACATTGGCAGCAGCAATCTTCAAAGCTTCGCCAGTACGTGGGTTACGACCCGTACGTGCAGCACGCTTGGTAGCCTTGAAAGTACCAAAGCCAATCAACTGGACATCTTGCTTCTTGGCAACAGACTTGGTGATGATTTCAAGCAATGCATCGATTGCGCGGCCAGCAGCGGCTTTTGACATTTCAGTTTCGTGGGCCAATGCCTCGATCAATTCGGTCTTGTTCAACGTTATCTCCTTTTAATGAACGGGCGTGATTCTGACACGGTTGTATGTCAATTCGCTAAAGGGTTTACTTCTAGAACTTGAGGGGTATCAAGGTCCGCCGAATCACTCCTATCAGGCTCAGCACGTTCAAGCACCGCCTTCTTGCCCGTGAAGTCTTCCCAGCGTTTGACGATGACATCGACAAACTTAGGATCCAACTCCATGAGTCGGGCATGTCGGTTCGTTTTTTCACAAGCAATTGCTGTGGTGCCTGAGCCACCGAACAAGTCGAGCACGATGTCTCGGCTCTTGGATGAGTTCTTCACTGCGCGTTCAACCAGCTCCACGGGCTTCATCGTGGGATGTAGGTCATTGACACGAGGCTTGTTGTAAAACCAAACATCGGCTTGATCACGGTCGCCGCACCAGAAGTGATCTGAGCCCTGCTTCCAGCCGTAGAGGATGGGTTCGTACTGGCGCTGATAGTCAGCGCGACCTAAAGTGAACGAGTTCTTCGCCCAAATCACAAAGGTCGACCATTTGCCGCCAGCATCGAGCCAAGCTTTTTGCAGGGTGTGCAACTCAGAAGAGCTCATACACACGTAGCAAGCCCCCTTGGTCATGATGAGTAAGTTCAGACAAGCGTCGTACAAGAACTTGTAGAACCCATCACCCAATGCATCGTTAAGGATGCGGCGGTCTTTGCCGCGCATCTTGTCTTTGGCACTGTTGCCGTAGTCCACGTTGTAGGGCGGGTCTGTGAAAGCCATGTCGGCCAGTTGGCCATCCATGAGACGCTCTACATCCGAGAGCACCGTGGAATCACCACAAAGGAGGCGGTGGTTGCCGAGAATCCACAAGTCCCCAGGTCTGGAAACAGGATCTACTGGTGGTTCTGGGATTGCATCATCCTCGGTTAAACCACCGCCTTCATCTTCTGGACTGAGCAAGTCATCAATCTCTTCATCCGTGAACCCCATGAGCGAGAGGTCGTAGTCAGCAGCTTGGAGCTCAGCCAACTCAAGCTTCAAAAGCTCTTGGTCCCAGCCAGCGTTTTCCGCAATACGGTTGTCGGCCAAGATGTAGGCCTTCTTTTGCTCTGGGGTCAGGTGCGCCAACTCGATAACAGGCACCTCTTTGAGGTCGAGTTTTCTGGCTGCCATCAAGCGGCCATGGCCTGCAATGACGCCCCGCTCACCGTCTGTGAGGATGGGATTGGTCCAGCCATATTCGGCAATGGAAGCTGCAATCTGAGCGACTTGAGAATCGTTGTGCGTGCGGGCATTGCGGGCGTACGGGATGAGCGTATCAACCGCGACCATTCGGATCTCGGGTGTCATGAGGGGCCTTAGTAAAATTTCGCAAACAACAACGAAAAGCTGAAGTGCGGATAACAGTCATTAACGGGGTCTTAGCCCGTCAACATCACAAAGACGGGAGCGATGCAGGGTTTGCACCGCTAACCGTAGGGACCTATGAGGTCGTGGGTCCAGAGCAAAACGGATGTCTGGAAGTTCGCAAAGAAGACGGCAGCAGTTTGTTTTTGCCAATCGACAAACTCGACACCTACGTCAAACGCGGAGACGTTCTGCTGTCCTGAGAATTAGGTTGGGTGCGTACCCGGTGCGTACTGCGCACCCGGATTTCGGGGCTATCGGTATCGAAATCTCGCACCTTTGCCCCCCGCATAGAGTTTTAGCCCGGAAGGACCCGTGAATTCAGGAAGTCAGGGGTGACTTCGTTGAATTGAAGCCACTGCTCGGGCACTTTATGCCTGAGATGCGGCTCAGTTGCGTGAAGTCTCACTCTGAGTGAATCAATCAACTCACAACTGTCGCGACCATAGACAGAAATGTAGCTTCAAAACGCTGAAATGTTGCAGCGTGATTTGGGCTCAAAAACCGCGCATTACCTCTCCCTCTTTAACTGCGCCGCTTACTCACTTCAAATCACGCCAGAACACTCACAAACGTTTCGGTTTGGTTTTGTCGTTGAGCTTATCGGTCACCACTTGCATGTCCCGCTTCCATCGTCGCCATGCTGTGGTGCGATCACACCCGAAACGTTTACCGATGTCTCGCCAGTCGTATCGCTTCGCGCGCATCCAGACCAAGTGCCGCTCATCCAACTCCAGAACTTGCACCCATTGCATGACCTCAAGCATCAGGTCCACATCCTTGGGACTTGGTGGCGGCAATCGATAAAGCCTCTCTCGGTCTGGATAGGCCTCGAGTTCACTTTGCGCGACCACTGGCCAAGTGCTCACATAGCCTTGCACCGTCACGCGAGGCAAACGCCTCGCAGTGCGTGCCGCTTCCGTGAAACGATCGGCTACAACATCAATCGTCCAAAGCTCATCCATGCTGCCCTCCCTTTGGTGGGACATGGTTGATTTGCCCGTAGAGCCTCTCACCAATGCTGCGAATGAGTTGACGCTCCAAGAAGTTCAGACGCGTGTCTTGCTCAGAGATGACCAAGATGTGTTGCTCTCGCCAACCTTGGCGCTTGGTAGCTTCAACATCCATGGGGTTAGCTTGCATGCGCCCAAGGGGGGATCGATAGTGCGGTTGGGGAATGTTCATTGAACACCTCCAATCGTCAAATATCCATGTGCCGATGGGAAATCAAATGCGTCGAATGACGCATTTGACGTTTTAAAACACTCCTTCTCTATATGCGCGTATGCGCGTACGCGTAGAGAACTACTGTTATGGAATGTCGGAAATGTCAGAACACCAATATTTGAATTCCTTAGTTTCATTTTTTAACTCCTAGTTGTCGTTGTAGGGATAGCTGCGGACAGGGAAATTCGTAGCCTGTTTGAGGTCAATTCCAGAAAAGCCACGTACCCCACTGGAGTTACGCCACTTGTCGAAACGACGCGTGATGAGCGCATCAGAAAAACGACGTTGAGTGCCAACAAACTCACCGCTCATCTCGGCCCATTGCTTCCAATCGTTAAAGAGCGTGACCGTGAGGGCTTTGTCGTTCGCTCCAAGCTTGCAGCGCTCATCGAGCCAACGTCCCATGGCGTCTTCTGCCTCGAAATACTCATCCGTGGCACTAGTCACTGAAAGCGGTTGTTTCAACCCTTGTTGTTGCCAAAGCAGACAGCCATGAAGCGCCCAAGCCAAGATGCCATCTCGCTCTGAAAGCAACTTCTCCGTGAGCAAGGGATCACGCTTCTCAGGTGGCACCGTGATCGTGAAAGGAATCAAGTGCATGCGACGCCGCATCGCCTCATCGATGTTGCGAATGGCTGGCTTATGGTTGCCTGCAATCAGGAGCTTGAACTGGGGCGGGTAAGTGAAGAAGTCTTGGTGCATCAGACGAGCTGTCACCAAGTCACCGCCTGTGATGGCTTTGATCTTGGATTCGTTCCAACGCCTGCCCTGCTCGGTTTCTGTGGCCGATACAAAGCGTGCACCGCGCAAACCTGCAAGATCTGTTGGGTGACGGTCAGAGCGCGTTTCCATGAACGTGTCCATGGGTGCGTTGGCCGCGTAGTCACCCAAGATGGTTGAGATGACGTTGACGAACACGGACTTGCCGTTTGCGCCAGTGCCGTATAAGAAGAACAAGGCGTGCGTGCTGATATCTCCCGTGAGGCAGTAACCCACCACACGTTGCAAGTACAGCTGCAACTCTTTGTCACCACCCGTGACGTTCTCAAGAAAAGTAGCCCACACCGGGCTTTCACCCTTTGGTGATGCGGTGGTGACCTTAGTCATGCGGCGATCGCGCCTGTGTGGCCCCATGCCGCCTCTTTTGAGGTCAATGATTCCACCCGGGGTATTGAGCAACCAAGGATCGGCATCCCACTCTTCAACGGTTGCACTGTGGCGTGGGTCTGAACGCACGATGCGTTCAATTGCGGACATGGTTCCCGAGCTTGCCAACCTAGCTTTGAGCTTAGGCGTATCGGCTTTGTAGGAGGCCGCACGACAAACCGTGCGACTGAGATGCTGCACGTAGAGCGACTTGTCAACATTCCAACGCACGCCGTTCCAAACTAACCACTTGCCCCATGGTGAGCAATACCGCCAATCCTCGCCAAACTGGCGCGTAAAAGCCATGGCAAGACCATCCTCGGTGGTGTAGTCCAGCCCATCCACGATGTCAGAGGCTGTGTTCTCTTCAGCCTGACGCACGACAGGCATGCGGTCACCTGCAGCCAGAAAACCTGCGACATCAAATCCTTCGATACGCGCATCGGCCACATCCCAACCATCAGGTTTGTCTTCTGGAGGCTGGAGGATTGCGCAACTGATAGCACCTGCGAGCAAGATGGCCTGTGACGCACGGTCCGCATAGTCCCAGCCCGGTTTGTCGCGGTCTGGCCAGATGAGCACGTGCTTACCAGCCAGAGGTGTCCAGTCGGTTTTATCCACGGGCGCGTTGGCACCGTGCATGGCCGTGGTGGCGCACACACCCAACTCAATGAGCGCTTGTGCACACTTCTCCCCCTCGACCAGCACAATTCGCTCGGCGTACGAAATTCCGGGTTGATTGAACAGAGGTCTGGGATCAGGAGGAGCCATCTTGCGCCGCTTCACATCCCATGGGCGAAACTCTTTCTTGCCGGGCTCTGGGTCGTAGCGGTAGACCACTGCTATCAATTTTCCAGAAGCATCTTGATAGTCCCACTTAGCAGTGGCTGGCCCCAGCTCATCGACAGCTGGTGTCTTGGTTTTTTCTCTTGTCGAAGTGCCCTGCGGCAGTGAATCGACACGCCCAAGCAAGTCCTTGGCGCGCTTGAGTACGTCAGGAAAATGCGTCTGGATGTTGAGTTGGTAGTGACGCGCGATCAAGTCGAAGATGTCACCACCCTCGCCAGTTGCACGATCGGTCCACAGTCCAGCCTTGGAGCCTGAGAGCACCAACTCCAAACTGTCACCCGGACCACCCATCACATCACCCACCAGATACTTGGTGTTGCGGCGTTTACCGGCTGGCCATATCTCAGCGATGAGAGTGCTTAGCCGTTCAAGCAGGGCTTGTCGAATTTCATCTTTTTCTCGCGCGCTGTCTGTTTTAGCTGCGTTGAATTTGCGAAATGCTTCTTGCGCAGGATCGTTGAAGTCAAGCATGTGCCACCTCACTTCCCTGAGCTTGTCGTGAGGCCTGCGATGCAATTTGGTCTTGAGCTTCTTTTGCTTGTGCCGCCAACAACTCACCGAGTTGTGCGTGCCAGACACGTAATTCGGCCAAGCGATAGCGCACCAACTTGTTGATGTAGTAATGCGGGATCTGGAGCTTCTTACGCTTGTAGGGATTGCGGAAAAAGTAGAACGGCAGGTTGAACGCAACTGCAGCTTGCTCGGACGAGAGCATGGTCTCGAAAGTGTTTGTGTTGCCCTGTGGATTTCGGTTTGTTTGATTTGTCATGGCAAGAGTTCTCCCTGCTGACCATTCGCATGGTCAGCATCAGGTTTGAAAAATTGAATAAGACGCAGCAGCTAGTGCTGCGTTTGGATGGCTTGTCTAGCCATAGGCCCCTTGGCCAAGCATTCGCAAAGGTGGGTACTTGCCTGCCTCATGCGCTTGGACCATCGCCTCAACATAGGTGGTGACCACCGCGTTGATCAAGAGCAGCGCTTCCTCTTGCGAGTAAGTACTTAGCGCGCGGTCCATGCCCACTTCGTTCGCCGCCTCACCCAAGGGTTTGAGACAACGATGCATGGCTGCCATCTCGGCTTCGGAAGGATCAATCACTTCGCCCTCCTTTACCGTGATGCGGGCATCTCCACGGTTGAGTAAACGCACGCCTGCTTCGTAGAGTTTGTGAAAACACCGCTGGCAGCGCTGCGAACAAAACACCCAGTCGACGGGATAACGACGAGCCCTCCCGACCTGAAAGCGAGTGTCCGCATGACCGAAGCCTCTGGCCTCTCTGGCACAAACCCAACATTTCATGGCCGCGCGTTTTCTCACCATGCTTCAGAGCTTTACTCACTGCGCCCATGAGGGACGTCCTTGCGTGCTGGGCACACGCGTTTGCGTTGAGTAACCCGTAGGTGGGTAGTTCGATGGCGGCAAGTTAGCTGGTGGCACGTGCGACACAGGGACAGCCGCAGCGGGGGCACCACCATTTGAGCCACCTTGCCCTGCTACTTGCGCCTTGGCCAAGATCAGATCGGCATAGTCTTTGTGATCAGGCTCAATGACCATTCGGATGATGTTGCGCAACTCACCTTTGCCGTCTTTTTCGACTCCGATGCGCGAGGGAAACTCCACACCGTCCAAGTCTGCAAAACTGCGGATTTGACGAGCGTGCGCGGCCTCAGGCGAGTTGTCGTCTGGGTGGATGTTGCGAGAGCTGTTGAGCACCGCTTTGATAAAGCTGCGCCCCATCTGCCCCCAAGTCGGCCCCTTGTTGGAGTGCAAGCCCACATTGCTCCAGATCTTGCGCTTGGCGAACTGACCGTGCAACACGACAAATTCACAGGACAGGAAAACCGCACCTGTTTCATGTGAAGCAGTTGCATAGCCTGCCGTCCATCCGCGATCGGGTTCGTCATAGCCACCGGGCTTGATGGTCATGCGCACCACGGCTTGGGTTCCTTTGGGGATCAGGTCAAAGCCACTTTGTTGGGCTTCGGCATCGTTGAAATCGTTCCAGCTGCTGGGAGCGTTTGAGGCGTGTTGTTCTTGGTACATGTGTAAATCCAATCAATGTGTGAATGAAGGGCTGATTCAGAGCTGGACTTCGCCGACCCAACGAATCTTGAATTGAGGCTCGGTGACAAGCTCTTGGCGCGCGGGCTGAAAAGCAGCGCGCAGCAATGGGTGCCACTTGGCGTAGTCCTGTTCAGACACTGACAAGTGAACTTCCATGAAGTCCTGCACGCGGTCCCCGGCTGCAACCATGCGGTCGGCAATTTGTGTGAGGTGCTCTTGATCCCATATGACCTCTTTGGCTTGTGAGACATCGATCTGCAAGTCACCGTCGTCAATCCGAAAACGCGCCGACTCTTCCTCACCGAAGCTATTGGCTTGTCGGATTTGTTCGTCGTAGCGTTGTTCCAGGCCATGGTTGATACGTCCGCGCATCTGGATGGTCCAGTCATGAAGCTCCTGCACGGCGTGGCTGAACTGAGCCAGTTGGTCTTTAGGGAGTCGGCTGATTTGATTGGCCGAGAGATCAGGCAACGCGGCCTGGTGAAGTTGGAGGTGATTCATCTCTGGCCCCTTAGCTTGCGACACGTTGCGAAGTCGAGATGTGCTGCACGAAGTTCTCGTACGCCTCGATGGCGTTGACGGTGTACGTCACGCGTTTGCCAAGCTTGAGGTAGTGAGGACCACGACCTTCGGTTCGCCAACGCTGCAGGGTCTTAGGGCTCATGCCCCAACGGGAGGCTAAATCGGCTTCCGTGAAAACCATGCGCTCGGCTGGAAGGGATTCATGAGCTGGGGAGCCCAGAGGGGAAGTGCGCCCGATTCGGGCTGGTGTTGTAGACCGCATATTTACTCCTTTGATTCAGTAGAGGGACAACGGCTCTATTTCAGGAAATCAATGGAGAACTGATAAGGAACTGATTGGTGAACTTGTGCGATATCTCTAGTTCGCCATTCATACCCTGATACTGGATGCAAACACATATAAATTAACACTTAGATCTAATATTTAGTCAAATAAAACCGCTTTTAAGCATTAATTAATCGTAAAAATTAGTCTCACTTAGAGGATTTATCCCTTTTAATTCGTTGCACCTTGTCCGAAATGTGTATATACTTTTCGGACAAGGAATGACTATGTTCATCTCAACGAACGCCCTTAACTCACAGGTGATGGACCGAATCACACAAGCACCGGACACAAAAGTGTGGACTCCGGGGGACTTCCTCGACCTAGGGAAACGGGATGCTGTGGACAAAGCTTTGCAAAGACTCGTAGGAAGTGACGCTCTTCGCCGGGTTGATCGCGGCCTCTATGACAGACCAAGAATCAACTCACTAACGCGTCGCCCCACTCCCCCAGACTATCGAAGCGTCATCGATGCAGTCGGCAGGCGTGATCAAGTCCGTTTACTCATTGATGGAATGACTGCGGCCAATGATCTCGGGCTAACTAATGCTGTACCCGGACAGGTAATCGTGCACACCGACGGTCGTCTGAGGTCAATCAAACTAGACAACCTAACAGTTCAATTCAAAGTAACTGCCCCAAGTAAGCTCTACTGGGCAGGACGTCCAGCAATGAAGGTCGTTCAATCTCTCTATTGGCTCAAAGATGCAATAAGAACAAGCTCGTCAGCAGATCAGGACATCATCCAAATCAAACTATCACGCGTGCTTCAAGATCCTCAATCCAAAGCGATCAAAGATGATTTGGCGAAGGGTATGTACACCGTCCCCGTGTGGATGCAGAAGTGGCTTAGTAAGCTACTAACTCAGTCGCAACACGACTCCACCGGAGTGACCGTATGAATCCCGATTTCCTGAAAATCATCAGCGCCTCCGAACAAGATCGACAAGACCTTTTTCTAGCAACAGCCAATCGACTGGGTACGCCAATTCAAAACGTTGAAAAGGACTTCTGGGTCACTTGGACACTAGACCTCCTATTCAATGGTCGTCAAGCAGCAGAACCTCGGCTTTTGTTCAAAGGGGGAACCTCGCTGTCAAAAGCCTACGGATTGATTTCCAGATTTTCAGAGGACATCGATATCACGGTCTTCAGAGAAGACATCGGGCAACACATTGAAGTCGAAAATTTAGAAGGCTTGTCTGGGAAAAAGCAACGACAGATTCTTGACGAAATCAAAGAAGCTTGCCAAAGCTACATTCAAGGTCCACTACTAAGCCGTCTTAACGGGCAGATTCAGGAAGTTTTTGAAGAAGCAGGGATTTCCATCACAGAACCCATTGTCGTTAGTGATCCTGATGACCCCGATCAGCAGACATTGCTTGTTCGTTACCCAACTGTCAACACAGACCACAACGGCTATATCAAACCAACAGTCAAGATTGAAGCAGGGGCGAAGTCTGCCCTAGATCCTCACAAAGAGGTGACGATCAAACCATACCTTTCCGATGATTTGCCGGATACTGATTTGGTTGTCGCCAACGTTGTAACGATTGATGCTGAACGAACTTTTTGGGACAAAGTCGTCATTCTTCACGGCCTTCGCAAATGGCATGACAACCGTGGAGAAGTTCGACAACAGGGAAATCGTGTCTCGCGACACTACTACGACCTCTATAGACTACTCGACTCAGAGGCAGGTTTAAATGCCATACAAAACCCAGCATTAGGCATTGACTGCGTTCGTCATGCGTTGATGTTTTTCAATCGTCCAGACTACGATTTACAAAGTGCGCGAAAAGGGTCGTTTGTCATCATCCCCACAGGTGGGATGGTTGAAGAGCTCAAACGAGACTATCAAGCGATGATTGGAATGATCTTCGGCGAAGTGCCAGATTTTTCGACTGTACTGGGTGCAATTGAAGAACTTGAGAAACGAATCAATTAAATAGTCACTAAGCGAAGACACAGGCCCCATCGCATCGATTCGTCAACTGGAAGAACAAGCACCAGGATTCGAGCTGTAACCCCAAGAATCCAAAAAAGTTATAGCCAAGGTGATTCAAGTGGTGACGAAACGGAAGGGTGGGCGCCATTCACAAACCGCAGTCGACCGACAGCAGCTGAGCATGAGTGACCTCCAGACTCAAGAGCCACGACGTCATTCAAGACATGAGTGAGCAAAGGTCATCGAGCCCGTGAGCTACCTACCCATGGGGCTAAAAATTTTGAATTGCCAATTTAGTCCGTAAACGCCAGATATGGCCTGCGGTTTGCGCGGCCTACATTACATTAGGCATTTCTATGCCGCATAAATCTATTAAAACCGAAATTCGTTGCGAACTATCTAGACGTTTTCCAATAGCACAGGGTGACGTCGACCTTTATCGCTACAAGTTGAAACCCCTGCCGTCCAAATACAGTGGTCAACAAGAAGCCATTTTGATCTTCGAAGATGACATGAAAAAGGGCCACTCAAACGCTGAACATGAGGGCGAGATTGTTCTTTCATTCATGTCGCTTCTTTTTGACTGCCATGTCCAAAAAACTGGCTACCGTGTCAATGGATTAGATATCAGTGGGGAGCGCCCCTCAAAGGCGCATCTTTCTGGGTTATTCGAGGGATCAATTGTTCCAGGAGATTCAGCGGCGATGGTTCGTCATCTCTTCACTCTTGGCGACCAACTCACGAAACAATTTGTAAGAGCCTGCAATGCTTACGCACTTGCTATTGCCTCTGTTGAGCTTGACCGATCTTTGTCTTTTCTTCTGCTCGTCACCGCACTTGAGTGCCTATCTACACAAGAAGAATTCTGCCCGAATGCGGAGCTAGATAAATCTAAAAAGAGTACCGAGCGCTATTGCCGATTAGTATCTGAGTATTGTAGTGACGTGCAAAAACTTTATCCAAATGACTGTGAGGTAGCTTTCTTAAGGGACCTCAAAACAGTTTATTACTCACACCGATCGGGTTTTGTTCATGGGGGAAAGGAGGTATCTATAGCCTCCGAAATCGCAGATCGGGCAAACTCTAATAACATCGGTCATTTCGTCGAAGGAAAAGAAGTCTTTACGCCCGGTCTGAAATGGTTTTTCCAAATAACCCGCGGCACGCTTATTGGGTTTCTTCTCAACTTCCCCCGAAGCAATGGCTCACCAAATCAAGAGGTTCTTGCAGACATAGCGCGGAGTCGCGCGGTACTCACCATTCGCGTGGGGGAGCCCAATCCGGACGAGCCCCCACCCGCACCAACTAGCTAGCATGTAATCGTCTGCTTTCATCTACACCCACGGTTGCTTATGGTCGAAGATCAAAGCACAGCTTAGACTCTTTAGAAGACAGGTCTCGATAGCTGACAATGAGCGAAGCAGAATTACGCCGGAGAGAGTGACTTCGAGGGGAATGCTTTAACTTAAGACCTGCCCCTGCCGTTATGTGTAGAGTGAGATTCTTGTCGATTCCGTTAATGCTGTTCATGCATCCAATGTGATTGCGTAGAGCCAGCATCTGCTGTTCAGCGTTTTAGAACTTGGCCGCCACTGAATTCCGATTATTTTGGTTTTTGTATGCAAAAAAAATTCTTGAGGAAACGTCCTGCGCAAAAGCGTTTAACAAATGCCGAAAAGAAAGAGCGCGCAGACTTCGCCGAGCGAGAAGAACATGCTCGGGAGATGCTGAAAGACCAGATAGGTCGTGCTATCGCACTTCGCTCGAAGGAGCGTGAATTCCACGGTCTAGATCGAGAGTTCTTGTTTTACCAGGAAGACATGCTTCGCCTGTACGACAGGGCAAAAGACTCAAAGCATCCACGAGATATCGGATTGGCTCGTGAGCAGATCGTCCGGCGATTTCTGGTCGATACGGGACTGTTACCGGCACGCTATGCTGCATCGGACAGGAGTGTTCGTGTCGCATCAACGACGGGGCACGTCAGTGGAGAACTGGACATCCTCTTCTACGACCCATTGGACTCGGTCTCGTTGATGTGTCGTGAAAATACCTTTCAGGTTCTTCCGGTCGAAAGCACATACGGCACCATACAGGTCAAATCGAAAGCGACCCGACAGGACATCCGTGATGGATTGGAGAACATCGCCAGCTATAAAAAGCTTCATCGAATTTCAACGGGGGGCTGGACTGTATTTTCAGGAAAACCCAAGAGCCAGCAAGGCTTTGGAATACTATTCGCATTCGATACTGACCTGGACTGGATTGATCTAGTCAATGAGGTCAAAGCTTTCGCTCAAGACAACCCCAAGCATCTATGGTGCAACGCTGTTTTTGTGCTGACCAAGGGCTTCGTTCTGTACGGAACTGAGAATCGCGCAGCCTTCCTGAATGACGACATTAGTGCGATCACCAATCTTCAAATGCAAGGACGCCCAGACCGAACGGGTCTCTGCTTCTACGATCTGTATTCTGTATTGCTTAACCTATTGAAGAACACAGACGTTCTGCCCCCACCGGTAGAGAGTTATTTTCAACTCCCGCTTGTTGCAGGAGAGCACTCTTACAAGTATTCGATGGGGCAGTTCGCCGAATTCGGAACATGCGAAACTCACGGCGACTTTCCACGAAAAATGACCGAAGAAAAACTGGTTGAAGTCATAGAGTGGTGCCAAACGGCAGAACCGATAAATTGGATCAGAGCCACGGATATCGCATATGGAAGGTCTGGTGATAACACTGAGGCATACAAAAGGCAGCCTGGTGATGTTCGGATATACAACCCAGATGCCCTACCCTTTTCCGACATCCTTGTGATGGACCGTCCGTTTATGCGCGAGGGAGAACAGATCATCACCAAAGCACTCTCCTTCGACTCGATCGAAACCGCAGGAATTACCATCTGGATACCATACGTCTATGAAGTCACCCGTGGCATCATAAATTCCTGCCCAAAATGTAAGCAAAAGAAGCAGCAAGCCCCTGTCCCTGCTGGTGCTGCATGAATTTGAACCGAGTGACCTAACTTCTGTCTGCAGATCCGGTTACCTATGCATGTTGGTAACATTACCAACATAAAGGGAGTGGATACTTACTTTATTAGACCTCAATTGCTAGGTCACCAATCTGCACACCAACGAAGGGTTTGCAGACAGGATCTGCTGGCTTGATTGACTCGGTAACAGTTTCTTGCGGGCCAAACATTTGTGCAATTCCTCCGCCTCTTCCACCTGTACTGACCTTCTTTATCTCCTTGATATCGGGCTGTTTCTCGTATTCGGCAGTTTCTAACGTAGACATTCGCTCTTGTACGTGGGTAACACGGCCCTTGCCACGAACAACCTCTAATTCGCCGAGCGCCTCGTGAGTCTCTGGATCGATGATGACCTCACCTAGGCCAAGGATTAGAAATTGTTTACCAACACGAACATCCCTGTCCAAGCCCGCGTTGATCACGACAGTGTATTTGTCTATAACCTTAACGATTTTCGCAAAGTATTTTTGAGCCATTTCAATTACCTGTGTTCGAAATATTAGTCAGCGCGTCAATCGGTACGACTGGTCTAATGACAAGACTTGTCAAAAAATCAGACGAGGTCGAAGGCGAGTTTTGGCCAAGGAAGTTGCCCTGAATTTTGATTTGTATGAACTTTTCTTGAACGATATGGACATAGCCAATCCACGCAAGAGTGTCCACCTCATCCTGTTTAATGTAGCAACCTACAACAATGTTGTTCAGGAAATTGTCATTTCGACGTATGACCAATATCTGCTTCTCAGGCAGATACTTTATTGGAACTTCAAACGGCGGAGCGGGGCGTTTTTCGTGGTGCAGGTCATAGACAACCTTGAGCAGTACGAGTACCAAAGAGAGTGCTAGCCAGACAGTCAAGAGAAGCCACTTGACTGATATTTGACTTGAGGTATCGACAAACAGTTGTACAAAACCAGACAGAAAGCCTAGTGCACCAACGGCCAAAGATAGCCCATTGAAACTGAACGTGGCATCAGACAATCTTGTTTTCATGCTACGAGGATACTCGACGAACGTTCGTATTGAATCATCGCCAGTGTGACGAAAAGATTCTACAGTCCACCGAAAGCCGCTTCCACAGAATATTAGCCTATATTGAGCGAATACTCGCAACAGATAGAAGGCTAGAGAACCTAATAGAGAACTAGATGGGGATGTAACAATATATGAACCAATCAAAACGATTGAAAATAGCACAAGGAGTACAAGCCTAATCGTCGATTTCGAGCAACTAGCGTTTCGTAGGCGTGCATGGGGCCTTCATATATTGGATCACCTTTGTTCACAGCCTTGACCTTAAACACATCAATCAGCTTGTCGCTGGAAAGATGCGCCTTACTCATGATCGTTTCAGCTGACTGCGGCTGCCCCTGATATCCCCAGAGCACCGCAAAGATTGCTGCCTGCGCCGCAGTCAACCGAATAGGATCAGTTGACCACTCCGGCATATGAACCCATTCAAAAGTCTCAGAGAACGGTCCATGCACAGCTATCGATTTTGGCTTAACCGCAAGATTGAGTTCAACGCCCCCCTCACCCACGAACCTCAGTCCACTGCCGTGGATCGCAAAGCGATCTTCAAGGTGCCACCAAGTAGCGGTGCCAGAAAGCGGATCAGAGGAGATTCGACCTAACGGTCGTGGCGTGATCACCCAACTGTCTGGACGAGGTGTTGTTCCGTGAAATAAATGCAACGCGTTGACCAAAACAAGCTCAATGCGTTGAGCTAACAAGACTGCTCGTTTTTTATAGATCCCAATCTGCCAGACCCCCTCGTAAAGTTTTTCGACAGCAATGTGTGCAGGAATGTTCAATGCCGCACGAAGTTTTCTGATCATCCATTCGGTGTCTATGGCCCATTTGCGCTGCTCGGACGGGTCCATTTTGTATGGCCCGCAGTCTGGACACTGAACATACATCTCACCATCGCATCGAAACACAGGCCCCCGGTGCAAGCCACAAAATGAGCAACTTGCGTAGCGTGAATCGAATGGCCCCGGCACCACCACTTTGAGCTCACTCAAGAGCCTCAGTTCATTGACTTGCGTTTTAGGTAAAGAACGCTCGTAGGAATATCCACCTCGGGTCAGAAGCAAGGAAGCCAAAGCCATCGCTTTTCTATTCGCAGGCATATGAGATCCTTCACTCGAACAAGCTCATTGACTGGCTACCCCCCGTTGTCGCTGCGTCATAGAAGTTCAACGCCTGCTTAGGCTCAAGAATTCCAAGATGCACAAGATAGCCTTCGAGCTGGGTACGCAACTTTTCATCGAACTTGTGTAAGTTCAAACGTCCCTTGCTCGTCACCTCTACGCTCACGAGTGGGCATCGTGACTTCCCCTGTGCAGGAGCCATAAAGAGATTCAGCGTTGCAGCGTGAATTTCCCAACCACGACTGAGTGGGTTTTCAATCTGAAAGTACGCACCGATCAAATCCGTCACACATTGACGATCCGTCGAGCCACTGGCTGTGCATTCAATTTTCAGCCGCTCACATGGGCTTAGTAAATGCAAGCTCTTCACTTGCAGCCCCACAAAGCCATCCTCGAATGCCTGTGGAATTTGCAAGCCCAGACGAAGTTTTGAGAGATCAAGCACCGGGCGTTGAATCCGCTGCGCCTCTGCACTGACGCCCAACATATGGGTGGCAAATGCCTCGCACAGCATGCTGTGATATTTCGCACCACCCCTGATGATGGTTCGTGCAACACCTTTGATCTGCGAATACTCCAGCACCATGTGAATGTTTGGACTTCCCACGCGACGCTGCAACTGAGTCCCCTCGAACTCCAGACGTGCAGTCGCAAGGTCTTTGGCGTGAATCGTGATCAACTGCGTACCCTGCGAACGATCCAGCACGTTGACTACGCACACCTCACCACATCCCAGCTCACGTTGGTAGAAACCTTTGATGGCATCGCAAAAATTCGCGATTGATCTCTCATCACGATTAACTTCACGACGTAGTCCTAGGTCATGTTGTTGAGCCTGCTGACTATGCTGATCCAGATATTCAATCTCTGCAGCAGCTTCGAATAAAGCAGGATGGTTGACATAGAGCCAGAAGGACCGATGCAAATCGCTCTTACAGGCAATGAGTCCCACCAGTTCATTGGGTTTGTCATGCGTTGCCTGAAACATGGCTTGTTTGCCCAAGGGATGCGCAAGTGTTGAACTTGCATGCAACCCTGCAATGATTCGATCACGCTTGATCGTGTTTTGGTAGTTCTGAATTAACTTGACCAGCGCACGAGATGTGTGAGTGTCGTCTTGCCACGCCCACCCTTCTGGCAGGGGTAGTTCATGACGAACCATGAATGATTTGAGCGTCTCATCAACGGGTAAACAGAGCAAGATGTCTGCATATGTTTGGGGCTTACTCACGCTGTCTCCTTCTTCTTTTTATTAGGGGAAATCGCCCCCCCCCAATCGGTCACCTTGCGAGTGGTGTCAATTTTGGTTCTAGTTGCGATTAGACTGGATAAATATACAGTATTTAGTGAATGCATCAAAACCACATCCAAAAGCTCCGAAATTACGATAGGTTCGTGTTCACAGCCCATGTTTACCGGCCTTTCAAGCCCATTGACCCTCCTATCCCCGTTATCTAGAGTTACGCGTTAAGGGGAGCAGCCCTACGATTTCAGGTCAGTTTTAGCTAACCACAACCTAGCCATGAAATCACCACAACTTCCCGCCTCTGCCATCGTTTATCGCCCTCGATCAAACGGACAGCCGGAAAAGAGCAAGCACATCACTTTGGACAAGGTCACGGAACTCATCGCGCACGCCGCGGTCATGACCAAAGATGATCTAGTACAAGCCTCAAAGAGTCAGATTTATGCCACTGATAGAGATGAGTTTGTGGACTTATGTGCCCACCAGAGCGTCAATACGAATTCCTCAACAGATATAGGAGTTCGCTCGTGACTGACGACATCGCAACAGAAGATGCCTTGCCTTTGACCACCAAGGTTGGCAAGCAACTGCATTCACTTTCAAGTCTGCCAATACAAGAGTTCTGGACGCTGTGGGACAAGCACTTCAAAGATCGCCCTAAACACCCCCATCGCAAACAACTGGAATCGCGCCTAGCGTATCGGCTTCAGGAAATTGCCGATGGTGGTCTCCCCCCAAAGACCCGCAACCTACTCGAAGACATCGGAGAGCGACGTTCCAAGATCAAAACCAGTAAAAGCCTCACCATTACCCTATTGCCGGGAACCGTTTTGATCCGAGAGTTTGACGGAATCGACTACCGCGTCACAGTCGCGATGGATGGTCGTTTTGAATTCGATGGCCACAAATACAAATCGCTATCCGCTATTGCAAAACAAATCACAGGGACCCAATGGTCAGGCCCTGTTTTTTTCGGCTTAAAACAAGGTAACTCCAAATGAACACCATCACACGCAAACGCTGCGCGGTCTATTGCCGCGTATCTTCCGACGAGCGCCTAGATCAGTCGTTCAACTCCATCGATGCCCAACGTGAGGCAGGGATTGCCTACGTGGTCAGCCAAAAAACAGAAGGCTGGGAACTTGTGCCTGACTTTTACGAAGACCCGGGATTTTCTGGCGGCAACATGGAACGCCCCGGTTTAAAACGCCTGATAAAAGACATTCAAGCTGGAAAGATAGACATCGTAGTGGTCTACAAAATTGACCGACTCTCACGCTCATTAGCTGACTTTGCCAAGATGGTGGAAGTCTTTGACAACCACACCGTGAGTTTTAGTTCGGTGACACAGCAAATTAACTCAGCCACGTCAATGGGACGCCTGATGCTCAACGTCTTGTTGTCGTTTGCTCAGTTTGAACGGGAGGTTACGGGAGAGCGCATCCGCGACAAGATTGCTGCATCCAAGCGCAAAGGTATGTGGATGGGTGGATCCGTGCCACTCGGTTATCGCGTCGAGAACCGTGCGCTCCAGATTGAGCCACGCGAGGCTGAACTGGTGCAACGCATCTTCGAGCAATTCATTACGGAACAATCCACGACCAAGATTGTCAAAGATCTCAACGAACAAGGCATTCAGACTAAGCGTAAAAAGGCTTTTTGCAAGCAGAGCATTTACAAGATCCTGCACAACCGGACCTACATCGGCGAGATCTCCCACAAGGGAGAAAATTTCCCCGCTCAGCACGAGGGATTAATTGACCAAACCATATGGAAGCAAACTCATACCATCTTGTCGCAGAACAACCGCGAACGTTGCAGGAACACATGGGAGAAAAAAAACCGCAACGACTTCCTGCTAAGGGGCATTGCGTACACGCACGATGGTGACTTGTTGATACCGATGGCAACAAAAAAAACCAACGGTAAGGTTTACCGCTACTACGTCATCAACAAAAAGATGCACAAGGGCGCAGAGGCCGCTCAGTCGTGGAACTACCAAGCTGCGATGCTTGAAGATGCGGTGACAGAAAAACTTATGGAATACCTTCGCAGCGAGCGTATGGTGGACAAGTACTGGTCTGAAATTCAGAAAATCAACCCGAGCATTGATGAGCCTCAGGCCGTGGTTTTGATTCTGAGACATACGGCAAGCATCTGGGATCAGTTTTTTACAAAGATGAAAACAGAGATCATTCACGCGTTGATCAAACGGGTGGTGATTAAGCCCAACGGAGTTGAGGTCCAGATGCGGTTTGAAGGGCTGGGATCGGTTGTGAAAGCGATGCGATCACAAGTCCAGCACCTCGAACTAGCCTAA